TGGGCTCCTGATTCTCCCAGAACGAGGAAGAAATACCCGACGCCTGACCCGAAGCCTCTTATTGACACCAGTCAATTAAGGAACAGCATAAGCAGTGAGGTTGTAGATGAATAGGATTGAAGCCGCAGGAAAGAAAAAAATAGCCATCGGAGGTAAATTGCCTAACATGGCAAAAACTATAATAGGATGGTTTCAGCCTATTACTTTTGGCGTTATCAGAACTTCTTTGGTGGATTATGAGAGACAGGTAACCATTGAGTATGTGGACACACAAGGGGTTGTGCAACCGTATAAGCCGGAGCCGTTAGAAATTCAACAGGCTGGTGTCAGGTCGTGGAGTTGGTTAATGATTCATTGTCTGCCTGATTTGCAGCTTTATAATAATGAATATATCCTGTATGAAAATATCAAATACAAAATACTTCAGAGAAACGATTATAACAAGTATGGTTATATCGAATACATAGCTTGCGAGGCGTTTGAAAATGAATAGAGAGCCAGTAAAAGTTATAGCGGACATTATTTCTCATGAGATGGACCTTCCCAATGACCGTATTTTCATCTATAACGATGGAAGGGAGCTACCAAAGGATGACGGTTTATACATCGTGCTAAGTGTCATGAGTAGACCTCCGTTCGGAGTTAAAAGTTCTTATAAGGAAACAGAAGACGGATTAGTTGAAGTTCAAACTCTGAATGTGAAGGAAACAATTATCGCGAGTGCAGTTTCTAAAAATACCGATGCAAGAACAAGGGCTTATGAGGTGCAGATGGCTGTTAATTCTGTATTCTCGGAGCAAAAGCAAGAAGAGTATGGTTGCCATATTTCTATGATTGCGCCAGTTCGCGACATGTCGTTTTTAGAAAACACGGCAAGATTAAATAGGTTTGATACCGAGATTACCTTGCTGGCTGCCTATGAAAAAGTGAAAGATATAGATTATTTTGATACTTATAATATAACGTCTAAATTTGAGCAGTAAATTTGCAAAATTAGTTTAGTTCGTTATACTTAATATAACCACAACAAGGAAAGGTGCTTAAAATGGTTGATATTTCAAATATTGTTAATATCTCGGTAGCTTCCAGTTCTCGTGCGTTAGGTGAATACAATGTCAACAATTTAATGTATGTTACGACTGCATCGCCGATTAGTGAAACGCCTTGGACCGAAGCTTATAGAGTATATAAAGATGCTGCGAGTGTTGGTGTTGATTTTGGCACCGATTCTGCTGTTTATAAAAATGCCGTCTTGGTTTTCGCTCAGAGACCAAATATTTTAGCCGGAGGTGGCAATTTAATTATTGCTCCCATGACATCTAAGGAGGTAGAAGGCGAGACCGTCTATGAAACCATCTCGGAGGCAATGGTTAGATTGTCTCAACAGGTATATTGGGGCGGATTGATTTGTGATAAGTCGGCTACTGACGAAGAGGTAATTGCTGCCGCTAAATATAATGAAGGGCTTGACTCTATTTATTTCGTATCGGCTTCTAGTGTTGACTCGTTAGAGGAAAGAGGATTGCTTAATTCTCTGGATGCGTTAAGTCTGGATAAGACGAAACTGTTGTTATATACGATGACGGATAACGATGGTGCTCTGAACGTCGCTTTTGCTTGTGCTTATGCTTCTCGAGGGATGAGCGTTAACTTCAATGCTCAGAATAGCACAATCACGATGAACCTAAAAGATATTGTTGGCTTATCTGCTGATACGAATATCACTGAAACCATTTATCTTGCTTGTCAAAATCTAGGTGTAGATATTTATACCGCGTTTGGAGGCTTAGCGAAGGTCGTCTCTAACGGGCATAATCTGTATTTTGATGATATTTACAACAGAATCTGGTTTGTGGTTACGTTGAAAGTTGCGTTGTTTAATTCTTTGGCAACTACTTCGACGAAGATTCCTCAAACAGAGCAAGGTGTAGATAAAATAAAATCTAGAACAAGACAGGTTTGTCAAAGAGCTGTTTACAATGGATTTGTTGCTGCTGGAAAGTGGAACGGAACTGATACTTTCGGAAACCCTGATGACTTTTATCGGAACATTGAAGATTACGGTTACTATGTATATTCTGCTCCGGTATCTTCTCAAACTCAGGAAGAGAGAGAGGAAAGGGTAGCTCCTGTAATTCAAGTTGCTTGTAAACAGGCTGGTGCAATCCATAAGATTGATTTGATTGTAAGATTCGAAGCATAAGGGGGTTGAGATGCAGAGTTATACAGGACAAGACATTCTAAAGTTCGGAGCAAGAATCTTAAGCAATTTTGCTGATGGTGATGTTGCTACCATAACTTATCCAAATGATTTGCATGGCATGAAAATCGGTAAGTATGGAAATGCTATTGCAGCTCATAATGAGCAGGGAAACATGGCGGAATTGACAATAAGAGTTTTGAAAGGGTCTCCCGATGACAAATATTTAAACTCTTATGTGGTTGCTTGGAAAAACCACTTGCCGTCTTTTGCTCCGCAGAACGCAGAGTTCACGAAGGTTATTACCGTTGATAATTCGATTACCAATGAGGTGACTTCGCTGGATTTCTTAATACCTACAAGAAATGTAGATACTAAGGATAATGTGGAAGGTGATACAGAGCAATCTGTTTCCGTTTACTCCTTCCGTGCAGGTGTAAGTAATAGAGCACTTGCTTAATATATTAGACATTGGCGGAGGAAGAAAAGCGTTCCCCCTTGGACGTTCCTCCGCTATCCAAGGGGATGACAAGGGGGTATTATGAAAAATTTATTAAATAGTGGTGCTAGTCTAGATGTCAGTATTGCAGATGTGCGTACTGGCTTTCGTTTATTCGGGAAAGTCGTCAACGAGTTCAAAAAGAATGGCGTAAATATTGAAGTATATTACGACCCGAAAAAAGGTATTCAGATTGACAAGATGCTCGAGGATAAGGATAACCGTAACTTTATCTTTGAGGGCTTTTTAGATGTTGTTACCAGCGAAGAATTATTAGAAATTTTGTTGGAGTGTGGGAAAAGTGCCGTTTATGAAAAAGACGGTATTCAACAAAAGGTCACTATGGCTGCGTTTGAAAATGAGGATAGCCGCGGTGATTTCTTTGAGGTTATGAAATTAATCTTAATGGCTAATATTAAACCTTTTTTTCCGCAAGCCCTTACAGGATTCTGAGTAACAGAAGAAAAGAAGCCTCTAGCAAAAGGGCTATATTGCCAAAGTTCATATATTCAGGCGACAAACTGCTTTATTGGGCTATTACCTTAAGCAAGGCTGGCTATGGTGATGTAAATTTGCTTTTATCATATAGTTCGGATATATTTATGAGTATATTGCAACATGAAAGTTTTTTAGTGGATTATGCCGAGGAAGCTCGTGCTTTAAATACAGAGGGTTAGGATGGTAAAGGTTGCATCGTTAGAAGCCGACATTAAAATTAATTCTGGAGACGCGAGCAAGAAGCTTGATGAAATCAACAAAAAGCTCGATAATCTTGATACTGCCTCTGAGAAAACAGCAAGAAATACGTCCTTAAACTGGGTTACTGCCGTTGGCTCTTTGATGAATGGAGCTGCGAAAGTTATAGGTTTTCTTGATGAGCAGGCTGGTAAAGTAAGGCAGGTTTCTTTTGAGTATGGAAAACTGACGAGGATGACCGGTCACTCGGCAAAAGAATTTCAAAAATGGAAAGCTATAATTGAGCAGAGTGGTGGAAGTTTTGACGATTTTATGGCTTCTCTTGATAATTTAAGAAAAATCAAAGCTAACTTCATGATGACGGGTAATGTTCCTGAGGTTTTCGGTCGTTTAGGTATTATGCCTACCGGTGAGGATATAGACATACTTCAGCAGGTTACGGAAAAATTAAAGGGTATTCAAGATATAGCCACGAGAAATTATTTAGCCAGTCAAGCTGGAATCAGTCCTGATTTGCTCGGGATATTATTAAATACTGGAGGGAAAGGCTATTTTGACGAAAGATTTGCCCTCACCGAGGAGGAAATTAAAAGAGCTCAAGAAGTAGAAAAGGAAAGCCGTGTATTATCTCAAAAGATGGACGCCATTATTCAGAAGTTAGGGTCAAAATGGCTTGCAGTAACAGAAAAATTAAATACCGCCAGAGGTGGTATTCTGAATACAGTCGCTGGATGGCTTGATGATAGCCCCACCGCAGAAGGTGATTTAATGGCTTTCATTATGAAAAAAGAGGGAATGTCTGACGAGGCTATCGCTGGAATACTTGGGAATGCGTCCGTTGAAAGTACTTTTGACCCTAAAAAGGAAAATGGCTCGCACTGGGGATTATTCCAGTGGGATAGAAACAGGTGGGGAAAATACCAAGAATTTATTACAAAAAATGGAAAAGAGGACAATATTGTCTCTCAGATGACTTTCATGATGAGAGAGCTTAAAGCAAGGGGACAATGGGATAGAGTAAATTCTGCAACTAGCGCCGCTCGTGCTGCCGAACTCTTTGAGGAGCTTTTTGAAGTTTCGGGAGGACAAAAACTAAAAGAGAGGGTTTCGCGGGCTGAATCTGCTTATGAGATGATGAAAGCTGGCGTTCCTATAACTGCAGCAGGAATAGAAAATTATAAATCCTCAACGAGTGCGTTCAGTCCTTCCGGTGGGGTTTATTCCAATGTTTCGAATTATAACAACGAGTTCGGTGGTAACAGAAATATTTATGTAGAGACAACGTATAATGTTTCTACAAATAAATTCGATGGTAACTCTGTAAAAGAGGCAGACGGTGACATCGAGAAAAAAGTTGCTGCGGCAGTTTCGAAGTGAGG